TTGGGTTGGCAGGAGAGCGCGGTGGCTGAAATTATGGCCGATATGCTAAATGAGCTTGGTTTGGAGATTGACCCCAAGCAACTTCTAAAAATCAACCAAACTGACCGGCTGGCGATGGTTGCCCAACAACGTGTACCCTTAGGGAGCAATGGACACGTACCCCCAGGGAATGGTCAGCCGGCGCAACCCATTATTACAATACGGAGGTAACTGTTATGGCTTACGTAGCCCTAACCGATGAATCGAAACACACTTTGAGCCGGGAAACCGGCCTTGAATTAACCAACGCTAACGGCGATACGATTGTAACCGGGGCGGGTAACGGTCTGGAAATTGCGTATGGCCTAAAAAATGTGCTGGTGCTGAGAAATGCAACCGGCAACCCGGCTACTGTTACGATAAAGGTAGTACAGCCAGCTATCGCCGCAGAGGTTGGTCTGACTGTAGCGGACAAAGAGCTTGCGGTGGCCGATGGCGAGTTGGTTTTACTACCCTTAGCGGCCATATACCGGCAAGTCAGTGACGTGGTGCGCGTCGAGTGCGATGAAGCCATTGATGTGGCCTTGATTACGTTCTAGGGCAATGCAGGATAGGCAAATTGCCCTGGCAAGGCTGCTTTTGGCCTTCACATCCTATACCCACACAACCTTTTTGGATATAGGAGACCAGATAGCCCGGCTGTTACGGCGAAATTACCGCAGCGCCGCCGATATACCGCAGCTTAATCAGAGGCTGGCCGGTATCTGGCGTGAGGGCTTGGGCAAGTGGCGTGAGGGCTTTGAACAGGCCCGGTATGAAACTGTAGCTCTGGCTTTTGGGGAGTTGGCTGAGCAACATCGGCATTTTATGGGGCTGATGCAACTAACCGAAGCCGGGCCGCCTGAATTGCCGCCCGTATTTGAGCCACAAACACAAGCTGTACTTGATGCCGCTAACCGGCGCGTTTACTCTGACCAATTTGACTTAAGCCAACGGTTATGGCGGCTTGACCAGGAAGGCTATCAAGGCATACAGCGCACAGTCATGGCCGGTGTAGCGGACGGCAAAAGCGCGTGGGAACTCGCTCAGGATGTTGAGCAGTATCTTGGAGCAAGCGAAGATTGCCCGCGATGGACCCGAACCCGGCTGTATAACCTGACCAAAGCGGACATTGCTGGTGGCGATACACGCGGCCTATTGACCGGCTCAGATTGCGATGGCCGGGGCGTAGCTTACAACGCCCTGCGGTTGGCAAGGACAGAAATCAGTTATGCCAGCGGGCTTGCTACCAGGGATGTTTATGCCCGGTCGCCCTGGGTAGTAGGGGAGAAATGGAATCTCAGCCCGGCGCACGGCGCACCCGACATCTGTGACGATTTTGCCACAGGCGGCAATGGTAGGGGCGAGTACGGCAAAGGCGATTTGCCGCAAACACCCCCCGCGCATCCCCACTGACTTTGTTTTGTGACATCCGTGCAGATGCCAGACGACGAATTTAGAAGCCGGATGCGCGGCTGGTTGGAAGGTGGGCAAGCCTGGCCGGAGATGGATGAATACAGCGAGTGGGTAGGGTCGAGATTTAGCGTAAGTGACCCGCAACTTTTGGCGGCGGCTGAGGAAACCTTATTGAAGTGGCAACCGGGTGGCCGCCAAAGCGGGTTAGAAGATTTTGTACCCTAAGGGTAATGGAGGGTTTATGGAACAACTTAATGAAACTGTTTTTCAGGAATTGGAGTTTCTGGAAGAAAGCGCGGCCCAACCTAACGGCCCCTGGAAAGTCAAGGCCATCGGTATCACGTTGGATGAAGTCAACAAGAACCGGCGTCTTTACCCTCTGTCTGTGGCCCAGGCCGCAGTAGATGACGCGAACAGCCGAATTCAAGAGGGTGAAAACATTGACGGCAAAATCGAGCATCCCGATTTTCCAGATTTGAACGGCACGGCTTTCAATTGGCTCAGGTTAGGCATCGAAGATAAACACATCATCCTGGAAGGCTACCTGCTTGGCACGGATGCAGGTCACAACTTGCGGGCGATGCACAAAGGTAAGATGCGAATTCGCTTATCCCAACGCGCCAAAGGTGACACCGTTAATGCTGGTAACTATGAACAAGTCACTCGTTTCAAAATCCTTGGCTATGATGCCACCGGCGCCCCTTCCGATGGGCAGGCCGGTGTAACTATACTTGAAAGCAATCAAATTAATGACGGAGGTCATAAAATGGAGTTACAAAATCAAATCAACCAATTCATCGAGGCCCAGGTAGGCACGTATACCCGCTTTGATGAAACCACACGGGCAACCATTATCCGCAATGTCCGGCAAAGCAAGCCGGAATCTTTTGACCAGGCTCGCGCCTTGATTGAAAGCTGCGTCCGGGACTTTGACCAGGTGTTAGAGAAGGCCAGGTCTGACAACAAGGCCAGGTTGGAACGGCTTGAGCAAGAGAACGCCCAACTGCTCGAAGCCCAGAACAAAGCCAAAGTTGCAACCTACCTGGAAACCCAGGTAAAGGGTCTTGAATACCCCGAAGATGTGGCAAAGGCGATGCTGGAATCTTTGCAAGCCGCTTCGCCAAAGTCGGAGGAAGAAGCCAACACCCTGCTGGAATCCCAACGGAAGATTTTTGACCCGTTGGCGGCTAATGCTGCGCTCAGGGCGCGTGGCTACAAACGGGTCGAGGTCAAGGGGCCGGTGCTGGAACAAGAAACCGGCTATAAGCCTTACGCCCGCGTCTCTTTTGAGATGGATAAGCAACTCAATGAAAGCGGGCAAGGAATTATCTTTGACCCACGTAAGCCAAAGACTCAAGGCGAGCGAATCGCGGTCAAGTTGCTTGAGGAGTACGACCGGCGTTGTGGGATGCAGCTTCGACAAGAAGCAGAGTTATTCGAGGCCGAACAAACCAGCGACCTGGCGATTCCTTTTAGCGCGGTTCGCACGGTGGTCGCTCAGGTCTATCCAATGTTGCTCGCCGCCCAGGTGTTCGATTTCCAACCGGCCAGCCAGGACCCCGAACACATTGGCTATGAGGTTTTCACGGCGGAAACCGGCCTGGAAAAAACCGTTGTTGATACTGAAATCGACTCCGGTACGTTCACGGGCGGGCAATCGGAGTGGATTCAGTTGCCCGACAAGGCACTTAACGTGGGGACGGTAGTGGTCAAAACCGCCGCCGAAAGCGTTATCACCGATGACGGCTCAAACTATGTGGTTGACCACGCCAAAGGGCGCATCAAGTTCCTTGACGGCGGCTCCGATGATGGGGATATCACCGAGGACACAACCTACCTGGTGAGCTACGTGTCCTTCCAGGTTTCCAAAGGCGAAAATCAGCCCATCGAGCGAGCGAAGTTGCAAATCCTGTGGAAACTGCTAAGCAGCGAAGCCTTCCGGCTGGCAACGAATATCACCCGTGAGGCGGTTGTTTATGGCCGGGCGCAGGCCGGATGGGACGCCCAAAGTCGGACGCTGGCAGCGTTATCTAAAGAGGTGCGAACCCGGTTAGATAGTTGGATTTTCTACCTGGCTCGCTCCGCCGCCTTGACGGTAGCAAACAATGTCATCTCCTTAACGGTGGACGAAAACACTGTGCCGGATGATTACGTGCAAGCTATCGGCCAGGCCAAAGTGCTGGTTGTTAACCATTTCTATGAGCCGACAGCGGTTGTAATGAGCGCGGCGATTAGTGATGCAGTTTCCAACTCCCAACTCTTTTCGGCGGCCGGCGGCAAGCCTGACAGCCAACTCGAAACAGGCGGCTTTGTGGGCCGGGTGAAAGGCTTACCTGCCTACGAGGCCCCCAGTTCGGTTGTGCCTGATGATGCGATTCTCGTAGTGAATCGGGAATTGGTCATGCACCGGACGTTTGTCCCGCCGATGATTCACGGCCCATTTCCAACCTACGACCCCACTACGGGTAAAATGATTGCCGCCGAGAATTGGTATATAGAATCTTTTGAAGGCTCTGATGCGCCGGTTCCTGAAAAGGGAAGCCTGGTGCTGATTAGCTAATCCAATAAGGGAGACTACGACAATGTTCAAAAAACTGCTTTTTACGATGTTGGTAGCCCTGGCCCTGGTATCCGGTGCACTCGTTTCGCTGCCGGGTGTAACCCAGGCTCAACCCGCCTACGACTTTGAGGTCACATCACCGGCAATCACCGGGCCGGTTACAATTCAACCGTTTCAGGCTTTTGTCGTTACCGCTACCGGCTTCTCACCCGGCGAGTCGGGAGAAATTTACCTGCAACGCTCTGGGCAGGCTGCCCCAGGGACAAGGCTAACTGCGGCCAACGCAACCGCAAATGGCTCCGGCGCGTTAACTCATACTGTTACGCTGCCCTCGAATATACCCTATGGTTCTGTTTACCTGCGGGCCAGGAACGCACAGTTATCGGTTAATGCAATCTACACGGCTACAGTTAATCCGGCCATCGTTCTCAGTATTAGTAGTGGAGCGCCGGGCAGCGCGGTGACAATCCGGGGCTTTGGTTTTGCTGCATCTGAAGCATACACGGTGACTTTTGTGAGTGAAGTGGACGATACCCGGATTACAGCCGGGTGCGTGGCAACTACCACGACTGTTACAGAAGTTCTCAAGGTAGGCTCCACGACTTCCGCAACGGGCGGGTTCAGTTTCAACACGACTGTACCGAGCGTTGACCCAGATACCTACAAAATCGTAGCGGTAGGCCACACCAGCGCCGTTTGTACGCAGTAGTAAGTACCCTAAGGGCACAAAGAAGGAGTCTTTATGAAGCTGATTCGCAATAACACCAAAAAGCCGATGATGGTAACGGGCGTGTTGCTTTATCCTGGTCATCACCGGCTGGTGCCTGACCACGTTTACGAAACTTTCTTTCCACAGCAGGCCAGCGACCAGGAAGCTGAGGCCACCCAACCAAAAACAAGGCGTGGAAGGGCCAAAAAAGAGGTAATACCCGATGACAGTGACGTTGG